ATACAATACAAATTGTCTACCTTTATTTGTTTGAACTAAGGGTCCAAAATTAGAGGTAATACTAAATGGTATGTTTACGTTTATAATATGATTGCCTGTAAAATCAGCCGTATAAGCATCAGTAGCTAAATCAAAATTATTACCAGCATTAAATACACTTTGGTTAAATACTAATTTAGCGGGTGCTAATGTAGTGAATCCAGAGGCAACTGATTGGGTTGCGTTTGTAAACACATACGAGCCACTACTAGGGGTAACAAATGCTAATCCGTCCTTATCATCCACAGAATTTAAAAAATATAAATCCTTAAATAATTGAGACTCAAAAAACGATGATGTGTATTTGTAATTTATTTTATTGAATATCTCATCTACAATTGTTTTTGCCTGAATAGCAGGTTTGAATTGAGATACTTTTAATGGTGTTGTTGGATTATCCATTTGATACTTGGCACCACCGAATTCAAAACCTGGTGATTGAGAGTCTAATGGATTGGCACCATAATTAATTAATGGATAAAATATGGAACCGCTAAATAATTGGTCGTTCCACGATTGTGAAATTGAGGCATATGAGTATGAGTGAGAGTAAGGTGCCCAATTTAATTCACTTAAACCTTGGTTTTCTGTTAATACTCTAAAATCAACTGTCTCGTTTGTTACTACGCAATTGTAAATTACATTATTGTATTCATCACTTACTAAGTCATTAATGTATAATTTACCTGTAAACACTGCCTCACCATCAACTAATACCTGACAAGGTACTGACTTGTTTAATGCTACAGATGGTGTAGTTCCTAAATCAAATACATTGTTAAAAAATTGGTTGTTAGTGTCAGTGCCTGGTAATGTAAATGTTTGTGATGAAATACCAAATACACTTCCTATTGTGCCTATCTCAATTGCTGAAATATCTAATAGAAAATCAGGGCTATCAACGACTTCTAAATCAAATTTAGCCCCATTATCATTGATTGCGCGTAATATAACTTGAAATTGATTACTCATTATCTGCTTCTCTTGTTATTTGCTAATGTAAAGTTAACTACGTAATTAAAGTTTTTCTGTGTTCTTGGGTTTGTTTTGGTTTGGAATTGAGTATCAGTAATAATGATAGGCAACCAAATATTACCTTCTTGAACATATACGTTTGGTGAGAAAAATAATTGTCCTAACCAATCGGCTTCCGCTTGTGTTAGCCAATCGCTATACACTTGGAAATTCTCGCTTATATTTGTATAATAACCATTTGTTCCCCTACGTTCGCGATTGTACGGAACATTATTGGTTGTTGTATTATACGGAACAAATGTTTGCTTGTATAAACCATAGTCTAATGCTGTGGTTTGATTTGTTGCTAACGTGAAATTAAAATAATCCCATACACCATAATCGTTTATGAAGGCAAATCGTTTACCATCATAAGCACAATTTGTTTGTTTTTCAAATGTAAATAAATCCCAAGTGGCATTTATGTTAGCACTTGATGTACCACGTGGATGTAATTTAACTGTATATTTGTCCCAACTACCTGTAATTGCTGGAACATTACCATTGTCAATTAAGTTTTGAGGACCTACACCAATGTGAAGTAATAAACTACCTGATGTTTGAAATGGTTGTGCTGAGGAACTACAAGGCTGGATTGTGCCAGGGAACGGATTAGTTATAGAACCTGTCCTAGGACCACCTGAATAAATTGTGTTTGTATTATTTAAGTTATCAAATAGGTATGATGCTGTTACTCCCGCAGTATAAACGTTATATTCAACGAAAGCTATATCTTGTGCGGATGATGTGCTTTGATTTAGATTGCCGTTTAAGACACTTATAGACGCGTAATCTGCGGCTTTAACATATTGAGTACGTGGGGCATCTGTTAATGCTACTTGATAAGCAAATGAACCAGTATATGGTATTGCCTCCATTTTAAAATATGAACCAGTAGCCCAGTTCCAATCACCTGAATTAGGGTCTAATGTACCATTAATTAAATAATAATAAGGAATAGAACCTGTAAATGCTGCCGAACCAGTAGCATTACCTACACCCGAGTAACTAACTACAGATGAGGTAGTTGATGTGCCAAATTCCTCACCAAATGCTACTTTAAAGAATTTAGCTGTTTGAGAGTTTTTATTAAACAAGCTACCTGTGTCTCCAATTGTTAAAGCGTGGTTATCATAGTCCAAATATTGTTTTACAATACGTCCTAAGTTAAATACACCTTTACCTGAAGGGTTAGGTTGTTGTTTTATTGTTGTTAATACAGTACCACAGCCATCTTGTAAGGCACACACATATTGAAATTGTGGTGCGGATGATGATACGGAAGTAAGTTCCCATAGCATATCGCTGTTAGCAAGGTTTAATTGCGCTGCTGCTTGCTGGATTGTTATTTGGCTCATTTATTTAATATTGTGTTTATTTCTGCTGCTATTCCGTCAGCAAATATTTGTGTGAAATCTTGGTTTAATACTCTGTCTAATGCTGGTTGAATCCAAGGTTTTGCCTTGTATCCTTTTCTATTGATTTTACGTGTAATTAAAAATGCTAATTGTTCACGTGATACACCTTGACGAGGTGCTATGCCCTTAAATCGTATCCAGCCCTCAATCTTGTTTCTCCAATTTTGTTTAGGACCGCCTCGTTTACTTGGGCTTCTACCCTCATCAACTGCCTCACCATATTCATCCCAAAATAATGCTAATCCAATTTCAGCACCTTGTCCTACAACCTCGTATCTAACTGAACGTGATAAATTACCTGATGCGTTAATTCCTTTTGATTGTAGCTCATCACGTAGCGAGTCAACAAATTGTTGTCCTAATACGTTTAGTGCCTCATCAATTGAATTAACCATTATAATTTAGGATAATTACAGAAATCTAATGTTCCGTATGTGTTAACAGTAATATTAGCGTTCCAACCACATACTCTATCATTGAATGACTCGTATAATGGGGTAATGCTATTTAAAGTTATGTATTGTTCTTGTTGGTCAGCACCTAAGTTAAAATAAGCAATCACATCGTATATATAAACCTCGGTTTGTGATTGTAGTTTTAAAACATCAGTGTCAGTTAATTGTGGAACATCTAACATAAAAAACTCAAAGTTAAGTGCTCTAGCACCTGAAACACCATTTTGATTTAACACCATACCTTGTGAGTTTAATGGACGTAAAAATGCTAATGGGTATTTTACATTTTGAGTTAGTGAATCTAGCCTGTCAATACTTCCCTCACCAAACGAGTTTATAGCAAGGTGTTCATCACACGCGGTTCTAAATTCTTCAACTATATATTGGTAGGAAGGAAAATCAGCCATAATTAACAGGTTGTGCAGTCAGCAGGTGGTAATTTGTCTAAAATTGCTTGTAATTCGGTTTCCGTCAATTCAAACATTGATTGTAAGGCAGGGAAGTTCAAATCCTCTCTGCGTGATAATACTTGTGCCTCTAATGAGGTTAACTCAGCTTGTTTAGTCTTTTTAGCTGGTGTTAAGTCGTTATTTTCTAAATTTTCCATATTGTTGTTCTTGGTTTTTTTCTTGTACTATTTCGTGTTGTAGTGACATGTAGTTAAAAACAAATATCACGTTTAAGTCTGTAAGGCATTTATCGCCTGTGATTGATAAGATATTGGTTTCAGCAAGCGAGTAGAGTGTATATAACCAGCCGTAGTGTTCAGCAATCGTTGTTTTCTCTTCGGTAGGGTTTTCATCTGTTCCTTTATCGCTGTCTCGAGGTGCTTGAGGGAATATATTTGAGAATCGCTTAATAACATTGCTTTGGTATCTAAAAAAAAAGCCATAGCACCTAAAGCTATGTCGATTGGGAACTCATCAAATTTAGATGATATGGTTTTACATTTGGTAGGGTCATATTCCTCTATCTCATAATAATCAAATACATTTTCAACCTCATATTTCATTGCTTTAATGGTTGATTTGTAAATGAATTTACCCTCATCTATTTTTTTGCTGGTAATTGGACGATACAATAATGCCAATATTTGATTTAGGTTTTTGTCTACGTCCTTACATAAACCATCTAAGTCAATGTATTCACCTAATGTCATTTTACCCATTGGACGATAACCATATAAAACACCATTCCATTCAATTATAGGATGGAACGATTGTTCTTGGCTACCAATCATGTTATTTATGTGTTTATACACGTCTATAACCGAGGGTAAACTCCATTTCATAACCTCACCCGCCTCAGTATTTGTTATTACTGATATAGTGTGAACCATTTGTTGTGTTTCATCAAGCGAGGATATATGGGCTAATGCCTTATAGTGCTTGATATTGAAATACTCTGGTATTGTAATTTCTACTTGCATCTATGATAAATATGTGGATTGAACGTTTTTGAAAGTAAATTAGACAAAAGAACCCCTTGCGGGGTTCAATTGCTGTGATACGAGCATATTGCAGAATTATTTTTTCCAATTTTTAAATCCTGTATATCCATTAGTATGATATTCCTTTTCAATTTTTAAAGCTTCACTTTCAGTCAAATTAGTGTGTAATATTTTCCATCCTGTTGTATCAATATTAGATTCACTCCTGTGTGTAGCCATTCTACGTTCTGGGAAATTAGTTTTGCCTACATAATTAATACTTGGTATTAGGTATACAACCCAATAATCAAGTTTTCTTTTATAGTAATATTTTTTACTCTGTTGAAGATAATTATCCCAATTATCTTTTCGATGTTTTGCTACTTTTTTAATACGACAAGGTTTACAATAAGGTTCATAATAAATAGATCCATTTATTTTATTTTGTCTTGTATTGAATTCAGTTAATGGTTTTTCAATATTACATAACTTACACGTTTTCATAGAGAAGTTCATTATCTACTTTCTCAATAACACAATTCCAGCTACCTAAAATGGTAAAGCTAGTATCGCTGTCTTGATAGTTGATTTCAGTTCCTTCGCTTCCAAAGCGAACAGCAGGTTTAGATGCTGAAATGAATGTTCTAATGGTTTCACCCTTAGTAGTTAAGAGTTGTGTTCTGTAACTTGTTGTTTGTGTTTTCATAACTTTTATTTTTTATAAGTGTAATAATCGGTGTAAGTTGGATTTAAAATATGTTTCATTACTAAAACTTGTTGTGCTGTATCAAAATGTATAATGTTATTACTAACTTTAACCATTTGTAAATCTAATCCTCTAGTTGATTTAATATTAATAATATCTTCTCTATGTGAATCAGCACCTGTATATGCCTCTACTTTAACAACATAAAGAGTATCAATACCCCATATCTCTGAATTATATAATTCCTCTCTCCACAGAACACCATTTATATAACAATTTTTATAGGTTTCTTTTAATATATTACTAATCCAAATAGTTGTATCTTTTTTAGCATTACTTGGAATAAAATAACCATATGTTGTTACTACAGGTAATTTTGTATTAGCACGTGGTGTAGGTGTAATAGGTTGTTCTTTTTGACAACTTGCTAATGTTAAAACTAATAACAATGAATAACCTATTCTTTTCATAACTTTTATTTTTTTCTATGCCGTGAATATACGAAATGCCTCTTGGAAAGCCAAATTTATTTGCGAAAAAAGAAATCCTCTTTCGAGGATTAAATGATGTAGGGGGGAATTATTTTATGAAAGAAGAGCAAATACTGCTATACCCCCCTATTGTACATCAAATTAAAGAAACAAACGTTGGGACAAAAAGTAATGGCAGTGACTAAAAACCCAACATCCATAAATATAATTTACTCGTTTGTGATAGCCAAGCTATCCTTAAGAGACTTTAACTGCTCTTGTATTCCACACCATAATAGGAACTTAGCATATAAACCTGTTTCCTCAAGGAACTGAATTGCTAATTTTTGTTCCTCATCCTCAGTGAAAATGGGTTGTGTTAAATCCTCCTCTACAACCACTGGAGTTGTAGGATTTCTTTGTTCTTCTGTTTTAAATTCTATTGGCATATTGTTGTGTTGTTTGTTGTTTATTTTTATTACCTATATAAATTTTTGATTTGCTGAATGCTTGTTCATTACGTGCTAAATTAGCTAACATAATAGCATCCACAATATCGTCATGCATTCCATTTGGGTGTGTAAATGATATATTACCATTAGCCGCGTATTTAAACGTGTAAGCACTCATTTCATTAAATACCTCAGGCATTAATTTTTTGCTTGGTAATTCAACTTTACCCTCTTGTAAATCATAGATTAATTTGCGAACGCCCTTGGTTTTGCTATCTTGAGTAGTTGTAAATGCTTGTAGTTTGCGAATATGTGGTTTTAATAGCTCAAACATTGCTAATCCAATCCCATTTGTTTCGCAAAATCCTCCCACGATATTCCATCTACGGCATTCATGAACGATATCCTTTCCAAGTTCCTCAAAAGTTCGTCCGTTAGCTCTAACAATTTTTTCGACTCGTCCGGATTCGCTTTGGATAGCGCAAACTGTAAAATCGTTAGATATACCTGTATCGACTCCAATATAATATCGTTCAGTTCTTGTTGGTATTCCCCATTCATCTAACATACATACTAAATCTAGGTTTGTAAATACATCATTTCCAGCATCAGTGAATTCCGCTAGGAACTCCTGATAGTATATATCGCGTGGTAGTGATTTATGTTGTTCTACAAGGAAATCCTTTGAAACATACGGGTTATCACGAGAAATAGCTTTGAATGATATATAGGTGTTGTTAGACGTGTTACCACGTAAAAACCATTCATAAAACCAGTTCTTAGATTTTGGAGTACTAATCATCAAACATTTTTTTCCTAATGCTGATAATGTAGGTAATACTGCCTCATTAATAGCAATATCTTTAATATAAGCTGCCTCATCAATAACCATATAATTAAATGAAAATCCCCTAATTGTTTGATAATTGTCTGTTGATAAAAACTGTAAAGTAGACCCGTTGATAAATGTAATTGTAAGGTCTGCTTTATTTTGTTTAGCAACTAATGAATGTGCTGCGTTTGTAAGTTCGTCAAATATTTTCTTACACTGATTATATACAGGAGCAACCCAAGCCCCTTTTTGATTACTTGTTTGTAGTAACCAATAAATCATTAAATTTTGTGCTAATAACGATTTACCAAATTGACGTCCGCAGGCTACAACAGCAAATTTATGTTCACTATCAGCAAACCCATCTATAATTTTTTTCTGCCCGAAATGTGGAGAGAACAACTGAATATACATTACAATATCTCTGTTTGTCCAAAGTCAGGTGATAATTCATTACCCCAACTTAATTTTACCTCACCTTGTATTTTTGCCTCAATTTGTTGAATATCGTTACCTGAATACTTCATAATTTGATCTACAGCACGTTGTCTTACTTTAGCATCCTCATCAGCTAATAATTCAATTAATGTATTTACAGCAGGGTCTAATTGTTTAGATAATTTTTCCCTCCAATGTTCTTGGTATAATTCAGTAGCTGAAGCCCAATACGCTGAATATTGTTGTTCACTTTTGTCATTATATGTTTTGTGACAATATTGTATCCATTCTTTGAATCCTAATTTATTGTCACTATTATACCTTAACGCGTAGCATTTTTCTACACGTGCGTCAGTTTCGTTTTTTGTTAGTTTTTTTCCAGCCATCTTATATGTTTTTTATATATTATGTTGTTGGTACATATTTGTTATATAGCGGTTTTTTAGTGTCTATATAATGCTGTTCACGTTCAAGCAATACCTCACGCGAACATTCCTCTATTACGCGTATAGACGCATTAGGATGTTGTTGTAGTAAGGGATAAAGATATTGTGAGGATTTAGGGGCGGATAATGGATTTTTTAACCAAGATTTATGACTACAAATTCTTGAATATAACCAACTACTTTGTCCAATATATAAGGATATATCATTATCAAACCATTCATAAACACCAATACTTTTAGTCATACGTGATTTATGTAATTGTTTAGATTTTTCTGTTTTAATGTATGCTTGTCTGTGTTTTTTAAGTGTTTTTTTACCTTCTTCTGTTTTAAAATATTTTTTAACTCCGTTATTTACACAAGACTTACACCAGCTATGTAAACCATCTTTATTTCGTTTATGTTTACTAAAATTAATAAATTCTTTTTCAACCTTACATTTATTACACGTTTTCATAGTTTCCATAGTTTATTATAATAATATTCCCTGAATTTAAATGATATATACCTACCAGTAAATTTAAGATCGTTTAATTTTATATTCTGCCTTTCCATTTGTATTCCCATTTATTTTTGTCATATATCTGTTTGATTTTGTCTATATTAAAATACCATCCATAAGTCATAAACTCATCCGCCATATGAAATTTTATCATTCTAATAGTGACACTTATATTATTGAAGCCAAAATATACACAATTTTGGTTTTTGTATTTAGCGTTTATTACCCTACCAAATGAGGTGATACAATAATTGTCTTTCATTCCATCATACAAATGGTATTGCTCACCCTCCAATAACATTGATTTGAGGTTATCCTCATATACAAGTGATGTTTGTTCGGTTTTAAAATGTTCTGGGTATAAGTCATCCACATCAACATTATATCCCATTAGTTTTTTTTCAATCAAGTCCCATGCTTTATCCCCATCCAAGTAGGTATGAAACATAGAGCTATTATAATGTGTTATTCCCATTATTGTTTTTTTCTCCCACGTGTTGGTTTTGCTGGAGGATAAGCTATGTCCTCAATTTGTGTAGCATATTGTCCTAAACGTGAACGCCATACATTATATGTTGCTAAGTATTCGCACCCACAGCTTGGAATTCCTACTTGCTCACGGAACGCAAAATTATGAGCTTTCATCCACCAACTTAATGTTGTATGGTCTATTCTATAGCCGGCTTTAGGGAACACTTCCTCAATAATGTAGCGTGCTTGTTCTTGTGTTAGTTCTGGATTAAAGTTTATCACTGTTATTTAATGTTGGTTTTAATTCTTGAATATATTGTTTTTCTAATTGTTCTAATTCATCAACTGAACATTTATTTAATATAATAAAATCAAAATTACGTTTACCATATTGCCTAATATTTGCCTCTAATAAAGGACTTGTAGTTTGTAATTGTCTACCTAAGGTAAAATGTTCACATTTCCGTCTACGTAATTGAGTTGATTGCCCAATATAAGATTCATTAGTAATTTTATTTATAATTCTATATACACCTGAACCCCAACTATTATGGAAACTATCTACTCTAACCCTAAAACAGGTTTTACAATAATAAGTATAACCTGACAAACGTGATTTATCTTTATTAAATTCCGTTAGTGATTTTATTTCACCACATTTAGTACATTGTTTAGTGTCCATATCTGTCTACATCTAGTTTGTCAATTAGATAACTTATAATATATCCAAATATACAAACAACTCCTGCCTTTACCAAACTAAGTGTGATAGCTAATCCTAACCAGAAGCAAACACACTTTACACAATATAACCAGCTGGTTACTTTGTAGTTGTATAACTTAAAATAGTTTTTTATCCATTGTAATGGTTGGAACCATTCGCTAATCATTACCCCTAATACTGCTAACCCTAATAACTCAATCATTCTTTAGTTCCTCCAAATACAGGTTTACCTCCTTACGGATTTTATCTCGTTGGTTTTTCTCTCTGTTGTGAACAACATTGCCCATTATTTCGATTTGTTCCTCTAGCCAGTCCACACGTTGGTTAAGATGTTTTTTACGCGTTTTTAATTGTCTAATAACGCGGATAATTCGAGGGGCGAACATAGTGGTGAGAACGCTAAGTCCTGCTGTAATGACGATAGTAATAAAATATAATGTGTTCATATGTTTTGTGATTGTTTACAGGCATCCCTTATAATTGCTAACCCTTCATCCACTGCTTTCCTGAGATTATTAAGTGATATGCCGTATTTTTTATTTAGTTGCTGGTATGTCATTTCATATATAAAGTAATCTGTTAGGATTGCCTGATTGTAGAAATTCATTTTATTAAGTTGTTCCATCATACATTCATAATTACTATCCTCACTTATCTCTATTTCATCGTATTGTCCATTCACATAAGCATCCTCAGTTTCTGCTAAGTAAACACCTCTATTGTTATACATTTGTTTTCTGTATTTACTCCAGAATGGTGATGTTGAGGAACGAATATTTAATGACATTGATTTACCCATATAATTTGGTAATGCTTTGTCTAATACTATGAGTTTGTATAAATAAGTAAGTGGTTTTTTAGTAAGTAATTCTGTGATACAGAAAGGTAGAAGGTCTTCGAATTGTTCGGCATTGTAGCTGGTAATACGTTTAGCATCAGCAACTAACTTAGGATAATCCTTGGTAATCTGGATTTTAATATACTCCCATTTTTCTGTATCAGTTAAATTCATCAATAATAACTATTAATAATTATCTTTGAAATACTGATTTCTATACTTTAACCAAGTTTTCTTTATAATTTCTGATTGTTTTTCAGAAAGTGAAAACTGATGTGATAAAAGTGTATTAAAGAAACTATCTTCCCATTCATTCAAATAAGTTTTAACCATACTATACTGGAGTTCTAATTTATTTGTTTGCTCAGGTGTTCTAATTGTTTTCTTAGATTTAACAGATGCTTGTTTCTGCTGTTTCTGGATTGTTATTTGTTGCTTTAACTCAGCATTTTTAGCATAAGCATCATAAGCATCTTTGCGTTCCAATGTATTATATTGTGAACCAAAACTTCCTGTTTTCTTCCAATCACTATTCCAGTTAATTGGTTTGAATTTACTGAATCTATCTTTAGGCATAACTAATTAATTAATATGCGGTAATATAATAATCAAGTGTCAAAAAACCAAATTAAATAATAAAAAAGAAACATAATGATAGCCCAGGTAAAAAACCCGTAGCTTAACCTGACAATATCAGTTTTACAATGTTGCTGATTATTCTTGTAGCCTGGTCGCTAATTTATATAGATACCGCCTCAGGCTCTATATAATACGGCGGGTAATTTCATTAATCCCTATTACTACAATATTCCAGAACATCTAACGGAGACCTTATTATATATAAGTTCAGCACTCCGGACATTGAGGGAGAGGTACTGAGTTAGCTCGGCATTACCTCCTACGCGTCGCACTCTCTCTATCGTTTCAGGTTATTGCCCATTAGAATAACCTTATGTCATCAATAAATATAATGATAAAAGTCAGGACAGCCAAATTAAAATAAAAAAAAGGAAAATAATTTTAATTAGGAACATTCAGAAATTGTATTTATATTCGACATATGAAAACAATATTTAGTAATGAGGAAAAAGCGAAGATTTTCCACGACTTTTTAGGTGAGCGCTTTAAGTCTTTTGAGATAGCATCTCCAGATACAGCACCAATTTCTTTTGTGGCGAAAGATCATGAGGATAAGGAATATTACATTTATCTTAATGTAGCTAAAGAATTATCTATTAAGGATAATAATAGAGATCAAACTGGGATAATGATAGAAAACGCGCACTTTTATCATTTATACGGAATGGTAAGCCAAGGTATGAATGTATTCTATATGGAATGCTTTAATGATGGTTGGATGTTATTTTATTTGAATGATTGTTGTGATCCTGCTCAATTAAATGTATTGCCTGAACAAACATTAATTGGTGTAGCATCTGCTTTACACATAGAAAAACCAACAACAAGAATTGATGCTGGTAATGGAACATATACTCAAGTAACATCAACATATAAACAACCTACAGTCATACAAGGTTCACCAATATTAGGTAGAAAACCTAAAAATCGAGTTAGTAAAAGTAAAAAATAAAAGTTATTTGCCCTGACGATTGTAGGGCTTAGTAGGAGTTGCCTTTGGACCTTGTTGTTTAAAGGCTTTTCCTTTTTTCTTTGGCTTAGTTTTATATAAACTAACACCTATAGATTTAGTTGCTTTAGCCATTATTGAAATTTATAGCTTACTATAATTACACCAGCTGAACCACTAGTTCCAGGATTATTGAATGAGCTTCCTCCACCACCTGAACCATAGGGTCCAGCATTTAATAATATTGGATAAGCATCAGCTCCTCCACCTAAACCACCTAATCCACCATTAGCTCCACCACCACCCCCTCCATAATAACTAGAAGTTCCATTAATTGAGGATTGTAAACCATTACCACCATTACCACCTGAAGCACCACCATTTGCTCTAGCACCTGCTCCAGCTCCAGAAAAAAGTCCAGAGAATGTGCCTCCAACAAAATCAGCATTTGAACCACCTGGTCCACTTTCTAAACCTCCACCACCAGCGGTTGCTGTAATACTAAAGGCAGATGAACTACTACCAGAAACACCATTAAAATTTTGGGCACCTCCAGCACCACCAGCTCCAACTGTCATTACATAAGTAGTAACGCTTGGTGAGAAGCTACCTGTTCTAACAACTCCTGAGGCACCACCCGCACCAAAACGTGTTTCTGCTTTTCCACCAGAACCACCACCACCTCCACCTAAAATTAGATAATCTAAAGTATTATTTGGAGATGAACCAGCATCAGTAACTACAAAATTTGTATTACCAACTGAACTAAACGTATGTATTTTATAATCACCACTAGTAGTTATAGTACCACCTGAAGCACTTATAAAGCTAGCAGGAAGTGATGTTGAAATTGTTTTTACAAACGCGAATGGTGTAAACATATATTATACGAAGTTCTTAATGTTACTTAAATACAAATTAGTTGAATCAAATGATATAAATGTAATAATATCAGTTCCTGTAGTTGTAGTTGGTACATAAGCTGAACCACTTGTTTGTAATACTGATGATGGGAAACTTACTGTAGCCGAACCTGTTGTATTTACTCTAATGTTTACAGTTTGACCTGGTTGGATATTAGATGGGTTAATAAATGTGTTTGAACCTGATACTAATTGAACTGTAAAGAAATTACCTCTTGATAAATCAAGTGATGCTGTGTTTGAGCTAATTGATAAAGCACTTACATTACCTCTTACTGAACCAGTAAATACTGCTGAACCTGTAGTATTAAAGTTACGAACATAAGCTGTATTACTAGCTGCTGCTGTAATATTTGAACCACCTAAAATAACAGTATTTGTAAAATTACCAATTGTATTACCGTTTCCACCAATAATACCATTATAAGTGCCACTGGTATCTAATGTATTAGCCCTACCACCTACAATAGCACTATATGACCCTCTAGCCAAGTTGATTTCTCCTCCACCTATAAAATTCGCATCCCCAGCAGTAATTTGGTTATCAAATCCTCCTACCATTCCGTGCCTGTCACCAGCAGTAATTCTAGAGTTACCACCACCACCCACAAAACTATTAACCGCAGTAGCATTACCTAGATATCCTCCAACCACTGCTGAATTCGTGCCATTTGCTTGGTTATTTCCACCTGAGCCACCACCACCTATAACAGCACTATTAGCTCCTGTAGCTGTATTACCAGGTTGACCTGTTACTATTGAACCTGTTATTGTTAATGAACCAGTAATAACTGCTGAACCTGTGAATGGGAATGGACTGCTTGCTGGGGCAAATGAAGCTGAAACAGCATTTTGTGCTTGAGATGCTGATACTGCAAATGAGGCAGTACCTAATAATGAAGCAGTAACTGCTGAACCTGAAAATACTGTACCATTTATTTGTCCGTAGAATGTAGTACCTAAACCACCTCCAGCACCAAATAAAGCAACAACTCCTGCTGCATTATTTTGTATTTCAACTCCGTTTACAGCAGGTGCTTTAACGTGGTGTGTTACTATATCAGCACCGTTAACCATAACAATTGACCCAGTAATGTTAACTGAACCAGTTATTGTTTGATTACCTATAAACGTATTTGAACCTGTAGTTGCAAATGAACCTGTAGATACAGCAGAACCAGTTGCTACAGTAACATTAAATGTTGAGGCATCACCTTTTGTAAATGTAATTACGTTGTTAGTTGCTGAGGCAGTAGTTAATAATGATGCTGTTGATTGAGGTACAACATTTAAAGCAAATGAGGCGGTTGTAGCAAATGATGCTGATGTAGCATTATCTGCTCGTGATGAGGTAATTGCTAAACTACCTGTTATAGTGTTTCCTAAGCCATCTTGTAATTCACTACCACTTATTTGTGTTAGAAATTGATACGATTGGCTAATGAATAAAGTGGATAAATTACGTCCCATGTTATATATTAAAAGTTAGATACATTGTTTTGATACGACCTGTAAGGGTATTGTGGAAATTGTGGATAACGTGAATCATAAATTGGTAAACCACATTCACGTGCTTGTCCAGCGTGAAAACCTCTACCATTGCGTCTCATAACAATTGGTGACTTGTATTGAATTCCAAAGTCAGGATACATTTCTTGTAATTGAACGTTTCCATTTAATTCTGGAAATAAACCTTGGTTTTGAATTAAGTAATTTGTTAGGCGTTCCTCGTAGAATTCCTTTTTATTTTGAACAGATTGTCTTTTTCTGTTATAATAAGTGCCATCTACTTTCTCGCTGTTTTCACCACCTGTAGGCGATAACAAACCATTGTTACGAGGACGTAAATAAATGTCCTCAAGTGAATAATAGTAAGCAGCATATAACAAAGCATTTTGTATCCAATCTAATACTAATGTTTGATAGTTACCTGCTAATGTGTTGGTTTCAATTTTATCTAAAATAGTATTATATAATTTAGTTCCTAATACACGCTGTATTTCAATGTCCTGTGCCTCACGAACAGCATTCTTAAGTAATTTACTATCTACGTTATTGTTTATGTCAGTGAATTGACGTAGGTTTTCTTCACTGATTATGAATACATCAGTCATTGTTTTAATTATTAGTTATTATTGAGCTACAACAGTACCTTGTGGGTTATTAACTGTAATAGCTTGGATTGTACTTGCTGTAACAGCAGTAAATGTAGTTCCTCTAGGTAATACAAATCCAGATACACCAATTGATGAACCTGAAATAGTAAGGTTAGCATCAGCAGTAGCAGTAATTGAACTAAATGAACCTGTTACTACGCCTGAACCAGCAGGACCAAACATTGTAGCACCACTAAATGTTTTTGTTGTACTACCTGATATTGCTGTATATTGAGTGTTTAAGTTATAAGCATTATCATAGCTACCTGTTGCCCCGATTGAAAACAACAAACCAGTTGATGCTGAAACAGCACTTGTAATACCTTGTATTGCTGAATAATCAGTAGCACTATTTGCGGCTGAAGCACTAGCATTAAATACCGCAGAGGCAGTAGCTGTAAAGTTAGCAGCACTAGTATTGAATGGTACTGAATTAATAAAAATAGTATCTGCTGTATTTGTTTGAGCTGCTGAACCTGAATAGAATACAACTCTAACACCTTCTACCGAAAATGCTGTAATAGCTGCTTCTCTTAATGAGGCAGTTGCTGATGATGATACGTAAGTATCTGTGTAGCTACCTGAAACAAAAGCAATACTAAAATTAGTAGTTGCTGGAGTAGCTAATTGTCCTGTATTTGCGGGTGTGGTTCCGCTGATTACTGTGATTGGCATAGTTTTATATTTTTAATTTATTGGTTGTTCTTGTCCTGCTTGATTGATGTTAGGATTATTTAATCTGTCAGCACGTTCGATTTGTGCCTCAAGTAAATTATCTTCTCCTATTTCGCTTTCTTGTCCTGTAACCACATCAACAACTTCCTCACTATCACTATATAGGTTCAATTGCTGAATACCTAAAATATAGTCATCACCATAGTTGATTTTTAATATTTCATCAAAACAATCTAGGATTGCTTGTTGGAATGGCTTAATTACTGTGTTTGTAAACAGCAAATATGCCTCACTTGTTTCTGTTCTACCACCTAATTGTCCTTCGGTTTTAATACCTAACATCATAGGTGAGGTAATACGATGAGCAGTTAATATTTTCTGCGTTACTAAGTCGTTTATTGACGTATAGTATTCATCTGTTCCGTTTGAGGCGATAGGGGTTATGACTGGTGAATTTTCTGGACTATCAACGTCCATATAAATGAGCGAACCCGCATTTTCTGCTCCACCATATTGGTTACGAAGCATAATTTCGATTGCCTCTCTTTCCTCCTCGTTGGCATTAGTGAATGTAGTAATTGCTAATGAGGGAACAGCACCATTACTGATGTTGTTAAGGTGGAAAGTATCGATTTGAGCATCTAATTCTATTACTTTTAAAGCACCAACATAATCAGGCACAGGATAGTATTTCATACCTGGTCTGTAGTCATAGTAAACGTATAGTTGTGATGGTTCATCGGCTTTTTTCTGTGGATTATATACAGGTAAAAATGGGATGTCCTCTAATGATTGGTTAACATACGAGTTAATACCATTCCATTCGTCCCAAATGTAGTAACCTGGTACCTTGCCTCTAAAGTTTTTCTCTTTAGCACGCAAGTATGAAAAATCAATGTGGTATACTTCCGCTATTTTGGTTCTGTCCTTGCTCCAAATTACCTCTAAAGCAAATCCACCAAATAGTTTTAAGTCTTTAGCTACTTTTTTAAGCAAATCGTTCCATGATTCACCTTCTAAGTTAGCAAAATCTAATGTCTCGGGTTTATCACTTGTTAAACCATTGCCTACAATTGAATCAACTGTGGCATTGATACAAGTTCCGTGAATTGATGAGTAATTCATCAAATCAATTAATTTATTAGGAAAACCATTATCCGCACCAAAACTAATATAGAATTGATTTTTGCGTTCAATTAAACTAATACGTTTATTAGTATCATTGTTGCGTGGGATAGTTTTAAATGTATATTTTTGACTCATTTTTTATGGATAATTATAGGTAGTATACGTACCTCCGTTTGTCGGTAATAAATATGTGGTTGTATCTACTCCATTGCTACCTGAAATAAATGCACGTTCGGTTGATAGTAATTGTGTTTTAATAAAATCATTTGAACTATTCCAAGTTTGAGCAGTAGCGTTCCATAATGTATTTTGTGTTGCCCAAGTTAATAACTCAGGTGCTCCTGTAAATTGATAAATGTTAACATCATATTGTCCTGAGGCTGTTGGTAATGTAGAACCTGATACTTGAAATACTAACCAAGGATTAGTAGCACTTGGGGCATTAATTAAAGTAGCAATTACATCAGCCTTTTTAGAATAGTCATATGATTGGGTAAAATCAAGTAAAACCTGAGTTGTACCAAGTGATGCTGTTGCATCAGGGTAAACCGCACTTGAATTTGCTGTGGAAGAAACGTTTAGTTGAAGCATAGTTTACTTTCAACCAAGTAGGGGGTTAACACATTAGTGTAACCCCCATTTGGTTTGTTTTTTAAGATTAAGCGTATTGAGTAATGGTAATACCACTCAATGAACTTGTAAATGTAGTAGCTGAACCACTAACCTCACTTGCGGGGTTAGGCTCGTTTCCACTAAATACTAAGTTATATCCGTTTAAGTCGCTAAATGCTGTTCCTGTTTGAGAGGTACCACTTAACAACTGAGCACCGTTAACTTGTCCCATCAAGAACCAACGTGCGGCACCTGTTTCGCTACCGTTTTGTGTTTCGATGATGATTTTTAAGTTAGGGTTTTGAGCTAATACTCTTACTTGGTTACGAGTAGCTGTTTGCATTTTGAAGAACACGGCGTTTGCTGATTGATTGTAAACGATGGTTCCGTTTTCTGGAGTTGCTACTAATTCCTCTGAATAATTAGACGTTTGACGGAATAATTGGAATTGATAGAAAGTACCTGAACCTGAAATTGAGGTAATTAAACCTTGGCTTCCAGAAATGCTGCTAATCGAACCAGATAAAATATAAATTGCTTTTAATCCACCCGTGTTGTCACGACAACCGAGTTGAAATCCTGAGGTAATATCACATGGCATAATTTTATCTAGTTTTTAAATTGTTAAACAAATTATTGAGCACTAACCCAGAACTCAGGGTAGGCAATGTTAACGCCTAATTTGGTAGAGATACGGTGACGTAATGTGTCTGTATTAATGTCATACCACAATTGGAATTCTGTAAAGTCACTCATCAAGTCAGTACCAGCAACGATTTGCTTGGCAGGACCGAAGAATATACGATTGAAACCTTGTAAACCAACTGTACCAACTACGGTTACGTTCGGCTGGAATGGGTATTTCATTTCATATAAACCAGGACGATTAGTTACTGAAGCTGGATCAAAGTAGAAATTGTTAGCTAAACGCAAAGCAGTCAAGTAGTTACGGAATAAAGTAACTGACATGAAGAACGTTAAGTCATCACGATCAGCAACATCCGCGCTTGAGGTAGCAATCATAGTGTCCATAGTGGTCAAAATGTTTGAAGCTGAGCTAGAAGCAGCGTTAATTAATACTGGAACAACACCTGCAGTTGAAGAACTGATGATAGTAGCCAAACCGTTTACAGCACAAGTTCCACCGAATGTAGAGGCTGAACCTGATACTTGACCCCAAATGAATTGGTCATTTGCTTTTTGGAATTGGTTTACTAACAACTCACTGTATTGAGTAGCTAATGCGAAAGTTTCGTTGTATGAACCTGGAGCCAAAGCAGAGATACCTAAGTATTTCTTGTCTAAGTCTTTCAAGCACAATGCGTCGAATGAAGTACGAGGGCAAACCTCGATAGTACGTTGAGTAAAGGTAGCTGAACCAGATGCACTTGATACACAAGTACCGTTTTGCATGTAAAGGCTAACTTCGAATAGGTTAATTGGCTCTTGGAATTTTACACCTTCTTGAATAGTTATGTATTCCATAGTTGAACCAGCGTAAACCATTTTGATAATCAACTCACCAGCAATCTGGTTGTTGAAATCGGCTAGGGCGGATACGTTTAATGACATAGTTGTAGTTATTTAATTGTTTTTATTTGTGTTTTGTTTTTAATAATTCAGCCATAACATTCATTTGTTTAGCTTTTAATGAATCTCCACCGAATATATCTTTTTTAACGTCGGCAGACATCATAGTTTTGTCTTTAGCAGGTGATTTCATGAATTCCTCGAATTTATCTTTCATAGATTTCATTTCTTCTTTGATACCAGTAATAGCAGAAGCAACAGCTTCATCTACAGCCATTTTCATTTTAGCCATATTTTCGGCTTCAACTTCAGCTTCAGTTTTAACTGGACCAGTCAATGTAGATACTGGAACATCAGTTGTAGTTACAGCGTTTTGAGGAGTAGTACCTTCAACTTGTGAAATTGATTCTTTAGGACCAGCAAATGCTTCTTTAACTTCCTCTTTAATCTTTTCCTCGATAGTACCTAAACCATCTTCTTCGTTCATTTTCTCTTCCTTTTCACCTTCAGGTGAGATAATTTCAACTACTGAAGAACCTTCAGTTTTGATAGTAGTACCGTTCTCAAGCTTATGTAGCCCGTCAGGAGCTAAAGACGTCTGTCCGTCTGTGGTTACAACTTTAACCTCATCTCCAACCTCTAATGTGTCGCCTGGGAATACAATTTTGAAAGCTTTATTTTCATCAAATACTTCTCCAAAATATTCTTCGGTAACAATGGGGGTTCTATCAACGAGACCAAAATGTTGTTTTACCAACTCTTTTAATTGTGATTTGTCCATAATTATAATGTTATTGTATATTTGTTTATAAATATATTCTTATTGTTGTTAAGTTAAATTTGGAATTATTGTTCTTTGTCATTATATTCATATTATGAAACAATGTAATAAATGCAAAGAAACTAAACCTGTAAGTAAATTTAGTAAAAATAAAACTTTTAAAGATGGTTTAATGCACTGGTGTAAAAAATGTAAAAAACAAATAACTAATCCTTCAGTCCAATCTATGTTATATAAAACTTGGGCTACTAAAACTAAAGGAGTTTATGGGATGTTTTATAATGAACTAAGTTTATATGTGGGTGAAAGTAGTAGACTTAATGCTAGAATAAGTAAACATAAATCGTTTATTAAAAATCCAAATATAGCAAGCCCAGATCAAAAATATCTTTATGAAGCTTTACAACAATATCCTAATGTAGAAATTAGAATAATTGAGGAATGTGATAATCACAAAGATAGAGAATTATATTGGAGACAACAATTAAATCCTCTCTATAATCCTATTATTTTTTAGTAAGTACGTTGTTATAAAAGTATCCTTCAACACTAAAACCCTTAACTTTACCTGTTTTTACATATTCATTCCAAACACGACCATCACCAATTCGGTATATACCAAACCATTGTCCTGTCATAGGTTGAAAACCATATAATGTAGATTTGTCGTGTTCTGGATCTTTAACAATCCAAGTTTCAACTAAATAGGCATCATCAATTTTTACAGCACCATCGTGTTCAATGTTAACTGAATCAAGTAATTTATCCTGCATCATTTTATAGGCAATTTTTTCAATTGTTTCAGCGCTAAAAAATACTTGGTATTCCTCACCTGTATCCTCGTCTTTACGAGGTATTAATTTGCCTGGTGTCATTAACGGACCTACTAACATTTGTTTGTCTGCTAACTCGGCTGCGAAATTACGTTTTTTACCTGATGATGCCTCATTAATAAAGTTAGGTAATTGTGCTACATTGATGTCAAAATCCTCATCATCTAATCCTAATAAATCAGCAATTAAATAATCAACAATTATATCCTCGATTATAGAATTGAATTCATCTTTTTTAGGGTGTTTAGCAGGTAATAAATCATTATCCTGAACATATTTTTTATTTTGTGGACGTCCGTTTTTTAACAAGTATAAATAAGCATTTACACGTGCCATAGCCCATTGTTTAGCACCTCCACGTGCTGCTACTGAAGGTGAACGTGATGTGTTATAGGCACCTAATCCACGTTGATAAACGGATTTTAGGGCACCTATGTTAGCACCATATCCTAATTTATCTTTATATTTTTCATTAAACTCGTCTGCTTTTTTCTGTAATGATTCCTCAGTTGCTTTATCAACCTCAGCACCACGAGTTGTTCCAGCATCACCTTTAGCAGTGCCTCTACCTTTTGGATTAGGATTAGGTGTATCGCTTTTAGGTGCTTTAGGTGATTCTTTAATTCCACCTCTAGGACCTACCTCAGCATATGATTCGAGTAAACCCTCATTGTTATAAACAGCATATGCTGAAAATTCAATACCTGCTTGACGTAATTTCTTTTCAGCCCAAGGTAATGCTGCCTCTCCACCCCATAACAAGTATGAGATATAACCACAAGCATTATAGTCTTTACGTTTAGTTGCTAATTCAAAATTACCCTTTTGACGGATTAAAAATGAACGCATACGTTTAATTGTATCTAGTGATAGTTTTTCTCCGTTCACTAGTTGTTGAGCCCTCACTTTACCTACTTGAGTGGCACATTTCATATTGTTTTCTTTATTTAATTCAATACCACGTTTAGCTGCATCAACTGCTGCTTGTGGATAGTCATTATATGTCATTTCTGCCATATTGACTTTATTGAATGCGATAAAATTTTCCTCTATAGCAGGTGATTCAACTAATGCTGTAGCATCAAATCCTGAAATTACTGAATCATCTATTTTAAGTTCTACTATTTTCATTTTTGATAAATATTAATCATTAGAATTTACGTTTTTGGTTTATTTTTTCATTTGCTACTTGAGCATCAGTAACATCACCAGCTAAAACATATGTTCTTATAATTGGTGTCTGTCCTATGCCTTGATCAAATCTGCCTGTAGTATCGGCTTGTGTTCCACCACCACTTGGGGGTGCTAATCTAGGAGGTAATATATTTGTTCCTCCACCTTCAGTGCCAAATGGATTTAATATGCTTCCACCAGCACCTCCTCCAACACTACCTGCTGAACCACCAGCTGCTCCTCCACCACCTGCGGAACCACCACCATCAAACTTTGTAGATTTAATGACAGCAACTCTTGCTAAACCACTTGCTATAGCAACTGCGGCAGCAATTTGGGCACGAATAGGTGAGTCTGGAGTTAATGTTAGTTGTGATGTATATGCTTTTTGAGCTGCTAAGTATGTTGAAATAATTGTTTCAGCGATTGATATACTTTTATTTCGTTCAAATGCTTTTTTAGCTGCTTCCTCATTATCACTATCAAATATACTATTTAATTGCTTTAAATCACCAAGTAATGATGTAGCAGAATCAAGGACTAAATCTTGTAGATTTTCTCTATATGCTGTTTGTTTAGCTTTATCCTCATCAATAAATTCCGTATTTTGTTTTGTTAAAGCATCATTTTTTGCTTTATTTAATGCTGTTGTATCAAGACCAAATTTAGTAGCATCAGCAATTAAATCATCATAATATTGAATTAATTTTTCTCTCTCTAATATACGTTTTTGTTCTTCCGATACAGCAACACCTTCAGCAATTCTACTAATTAAATCCTTTTTATTTTGTTCTTTTTCTTCAATTTTAGCTAATTCCTCAGCATCATATTTGGCATTAATGTCTGCTATTTCTGTATTTTGGAGTATGGTTAGGTTTTTAACTTCCTGACTTTCAATACCAAAGGTTTTAACTAATAACTCAAATTTTTCTTGGTTAGCATCTTTAATATCCTCAATTTCCTTTTGTCTAGCAGTTAATAATATTTCAGCAACCTCATCAGCATTATCTTTTGCTAATTGAGCTGCTAATTCTTGTTGTTTACGTAAATCCTCTGCTGCTTTAAGAACTTCCTTATCTTCTTTAACTGCCTCCTTTTTAATTTCAGTTACTTTTTTAGTAGTACCTCCGTTTTTCTCAATTGCGGCTGTTTCGATGTTTATAGCATCTGTTACTTTCTTAATTTCAGCTGTTTCTTCAGCATTTAATTTATTTAAGGTTCCTTGTACTACACCTAATCTGGATTGTAATGCTTCTCTATCATTTAAAGCACCTTGTAATGTTTGTTCTGCTGTTAATCCAGTGGCAGCAAATCCAGCTCTTGCTTTAGCAATAAGCTGTTCGTTTTTTAGGATATCAGCGTTTGCTTCATCTATGTCGGCTTGAATTTCTAATCTGTCCTCTATATTTTTAGTTGCTATTTCCTCTATTTTAGATGTAGCTGCTCTAATTTTGGCTTCTCTAATTAAGGTATCAATTAATCTCTTTTTAGCATTATCTAATAAACCAGTATTATTAATATCATCACCTAAGTTTTTGAAATAATTAGGGTACTGATCTTGTAATTGTTTTAAAGCCGCTTGTCTGTCTTTTTCTGCTAATGTTTGATCTTGAACTGTTGCTGTTAGTACCTCTACTTCAGCAATATTTTTAGCAGCATCCTTACTAAGTTCTTGTAATTGAGTATCTGTAAAATCAAATCCCTCACCTACACCAAATACTGCTTCTTTTAAGGCATCAAAATTAGTAACTAATAAAGTTACACCTGCTATAAGAGCACCAATACCTAATGATGTTAAAGCTACTTTAGTTCCATTAATAGCACCTGTAGCATCTGTAAATGCTTTTGAGAATGAATCACCTAATAATTTATTAGCCGCTACTGTAGCATTAGATACATCACGTAATCCGCTTACAACACCAATTATACCTAATAATTTCTTTTCAGCATCCTCAATAGCACCTGATTCAGCACCAAATGCTATAAACGCTGAACTAACAGCACCTACAGCACCTGTTAAACCATTAAATGTATCTACTAAGGCAGTAGCACGTTGTTCTTTATCTAAACCCTCAAATTGTAAGTCAATGTCCTTTAATTGAGAACGAGTTTTCTTTATTTCATTACCTAATCTAGTAAATTCACTAGAACCTACAGCTACAGTTTCAAACTGTGTTTCTAATGCTTTTAATTCTAATTTTAAATCCTCAACCGATTTAATTGTTAAATCAGCATCACTTTGTATGTTTATTCTTATTGTTTTATCCGCCATCGGTTGTTATATTATATTGTTATTATTAAATTGGAGTTCCAACAGAACCAGTTACTTTATAATAAAAAGTATCATCAATATTCGAATTCGAAGTAAAGGTACGATTTAAATAAATTCCATAAGGAGAATTAACTACTTGGTGAAAAACAGAAGTGTTTGCACCTACATAATTTCTTCTAGGGTAACTACTATTTTTAAGAATTGTACTAGTATTTGATCCAGGTAGTGTCACTGAAGTAGCAAATCCAGCAACAAAATATTCAGTTGCATTAGAACAGGTTACTAATGTTCTATAACTTATAGCATTACCACTTCCCGAAGGTACATTAATTACTAGTTGTGCTTCTGAATTACTTGGGATAAGGTCTAACCAATAATAAAAGTTAACACTACAAGATAATCCAGCAGTCATATTTACTAAATCTATATCATAAATTCCTGATTGAGAAATCATAATATCTTGTGTAACTGATGCTGTTGGAGTAATAGTATAATTTGGTACTACAAAAGGACTATTTGAAGGTCCTATAAATTGAAGCTGTGTTCCATCTAATGTTGCTGAACCTGTTATAGCTAAACTACCTGTTATTGTTTGATTACCTATAAACGTATTTGAACCAGTAGTAGCAAATGAACCTGTATTAACTACTGAACCTGAAGGTCCTGCTGGTCCTTGAGGTCCTGTATTTCCATATATTCCACTAATTGGAACATATGAACCTGAAATTATATAACTTGTTCCTAAAAATGTTGCTTTAACATCTAATGTTGGAGGAACTACATTATTAAACGTGGCTGTAAATGATGCTGTTGGAGCACCTGTTAAATTACGTTGAACAATAACATCAACAAATGCCGCACTATTTCCATCAGTGTTAATTTGTAATTGGCCTGAGTTAATACCTACTGAACCTGAAGTTAAAGTATATTCTAAAGCAAATGTCCTATTTGAACCTGTTGGATTAGGTATAGTTACAAATGTAACATTATTAGGATCAGTTCCAAAAGCAAAATTATATAAAACAGCACTACCTGTTCCTCCTCCACTACCTGTTGGGAATGGGAAACATACTCCATTTACACAGAATGAACCTGTTACATTTACTGAACCTGTGAAATCAGCACCTTGTTTAAAATCTGCTGTGCCTTGATTTCGTAAATTACCTGTATATACTGAACCTGTAGGGTCAGCACTTGTAATGTTGTTTATAGGGTTTAATAACACGTTATTCTGTGAATTCACCACACTACGTGAACCCGAAGGTTGAATTAATACTATACCATTAGAATCAACTATAGACGCATTTGAAGCCATAATCACGTTATTGGCAACTTCAAAATTTTGTTCTACTAGTGATGAAGTAGGTTGTGTTAAATTAATATCGTTATTGTCTCCAAATATGCTTGTACCATATAGATTATCAGGCAATGTATTACCTGAACCTACTACAATAACATTGTTTTGTGTTTCATTGTATTTAGAATTACCTAATACAATTATACTAGCATTTACGTTGGTTGGTTGTTGTGTATTCCAACTTACCTCACCACCATATGCCTCAAAATAATCTAATGTAGAAGCATAACTCAATACAGCAGTATCAGTGACAGGTGTTCCGTCATCATACTTAACATAACTAACTGAACCATTATCACTAAAACCATTAGTAATTACATCAATATAATCCTCAGCACCCATACCTGTAGGTACTCTACGTCTGCCTGTAAATGGTTGAGTGCGAGTAGGTAATTTAATCAATTCAACTTGTGTTGATTCTTGTTGTATTAGGTTAGCACCTTGTATTTTGTTTATTCTGTATAAATGTCCGTCTATAAAAATTTTATCATTGAGTTTGATATTTTTTATGTCTGCGGGATTTAATACAACATTACACGTTAGTAAACGCGCATCTATGTCATATAATGAGTTAATGTAGTATGCCCAATATCTGTTATATACACCATCTTGACATTGTCCGTTTACCGCTGGTTGTTGGAATGGATAATATCCTATATTAGCATAATGAATGTCTAATGATGATGAAAATATAGTAGGTGAATCTGTTGTTGCTAATAATGTTCTGTAATATGATAAAGCACGAACACCACTTGCGGCAGGATCAGCTATATAATAAAATGTTGAACCTGTAGGCACTGAAAATGAAC